GCGTCACGTTTCTCACATTCGGGGCCGACGTTCATCCGGATCGCATTGAAGTTGAAGTACTCGGTTGGGGCAGCCAGGAAGAGAACTGGTCCATTGACTACAAAGTGCTACTGGGCAATCCGGAAGAATACCCGTCAGCGGTGTGGGCCGACCTCGAAGACTATCTCGAGAAGGATTGGCGCCACGAACTTGGCGTTCCGATGAACGTGAGCGCAGGCGCGATCGACACGCGTGGTCATTGTACGGACGCCAGCTATAAGTTCGCGTACAAGCATCGTCACAAGAAGTGGTTTCCGATCGCCGGCGCTAACGTGGCCGGCAAGCCGATCGCGCCACGCAAACCGTCGCTCGTTGGCAAGCCGCGCATTAAGCTGCGCATCGTCGGAACTGAAGCCGCGAAGGACAGAGTTGCCGCAATGCTTCGTGTTGAGAATGAAGGCCCTCGCTATTGCCACGTGCCCACACGGTATGACGAAGAGTGGTTCAAGCAGATGGATTCCGAGCGCCGTACCCGGACGCGAAACAAACGCGGCTTTTCCGTGTGGGTGTGGGAAAAGAAAAAGCCTGGCGCGCGCAATGAGGCGTGGGACTGCCGCGTGTATAACATCGTCGCCAAAGAGATCTGGAATCCAAACGCGCCTGCTCTGCGCGAGCGTCTGCTCAAGTTAGTCGAGCGCCTAAAGACAGAGCGCAGCGAAGTTGCGAAGCCGGACCCTGATCGTGATCCGACTAATGATGGCGAGACCGGCGGCAATCGCCCGCCGCTGCGTTCGCCCGCTAACTTTAGAAAGCCTCAGAGACGCGGTGGATTCATCAAGAACTGGTGAGTCATCTCAAAACATTTTAAGTCGCGTCTTCCGCCACCCTCTACATAACCTGTTCGCGAGCTTCACTACACTGCCGCTTACCGTGCGGTACAAGCAGCCTCGCAAACTTGAAACCAAACGCGGACGGAAAAAGGTAGAGCAGAACGCCTGGTGTTTTACTTGCCGTCGTCCGATGGCGAAGCACGGACCCAACTTCCACTGTTCCGATTGTCATATTTCGACTCGCATTGAATTAAGCGGAGAGAACACTAGTTTGGTGCGAATCCCTCGGCTGCCGGAGTACCGGCCCTGGTGTGTGCAGTGTCGCGTCCAGATGGCCCGGTTTGCTCGAGAGTCGACAAGGCCAGACTCGTATCGCTGTCGCCGGTGTAGGGCAATGACGGCTTCTCACATAGATTCATCCGCTGCCGTCAACAAAGAAGAGAAAATTTTGGAGATGATCAAGGCGGGGCACCTCGACAAACAGATTGTCAGGAAGCTGCACTGTCACCACAGAACGGTGGCGAGATTGCGGCTTCAGGTGAGTGACCCGCGCAAGTGTGAGTGTGGCCAACTCCTTCACCACACTAAGAAGTGCCACAAGCGTCCGGGCTGGCAAACTCTCGCGCGCGACCAAAGGTCTGTGTTTGAAGACTTAATTGTCCGCATTAATCGTCGAGTCCCATCGGCTCTTCCAGAAGAGATGCGTTCTGATATTTGTCAGGAGATGCTGTTGGAGGTGGTGAAGGCGACGGATGCTGTTCTTGCCAGGGCGCCGCAGTTCATACGTGATTACAAGAAAAAATATCCGTTCCAGTACCACTCCTTTGATGCTAATCCGAAACTCGTAGACCGCATCGCAGGTTGAAACTTCCGCCACCCTCTACATAACCCCGCAGATTGGCGCAGCTAGAATCCCGCCCGCATGCAACTGTACTCCAAGGATCAGGAAGCAACTCGCACTTACACCATAGATTGGGCCAAAGAACTCGCGGCTTTGGGTGAGGGCGTGACCATCGAGGACTCTGTATGGACCGTTCCGGATGGATTGACAGTCATTGGTGAAGACGCACACACCGATACACAAACAAGCGTTAAGCTGGGGGGCGGGATCGCTAACAGCAACTACACGCTCTACAACAAAATCACGACCTCGAGTGGCGACACTGATCGCAAAGCTATCGGAATTGAAGTCCGCGACGCGGCGACGTTTGATGAGCCCGGCGAAGCGGAAGCCGCCCTGGCTGCGGTGCGTGCAGTAATGCGAGGCACAGCAACCAAGCAGCAAAAGGAGTACACGATCGGAAATCGCCACGTTGTTCGCCGCGACATGACCGAACTGATTGCGCTCGAGAGTCGACTCATTCAGCAGGTCAACCAGGAGCGCATTACCAAGTCGTTGCGCCAGGGCGTCCCGTTCCTAAAGAACGTGCACACGCGATTCAGGTAAATGGCAATTCAATCCCTCAATCTTGATCTTCCCACCTTGCACGAGATTCGGCGGGCAAACAAAGCCGCTGCTACTCAACCTATGCGACCGGCGCCGGCATTGCCCAACCGGCGTTACGCGCGCACCTACCAAGCCGCACTGTCGACGAATCAAAACGCGAGCTGGTCGATGGCGCAGACGTCTGCGAACCAGGAGTTGAGGCGCGCCCTGCGACCGGTGCGAGCCCGATCGCGCGAGTCACAGCGTAACGATGCTTTGTTCAAGCGGTTCATCTGGATGATGGGCCAGAACGTGGTGGGCGTCGAAGGCCTCACTTTGAGTGACGTTATCGAGGGTGACGACGAAAATGAACTCGATGCAACTCTGAACGAAGAGATCATCAAAGCGTTCAATGAGTGGTCCAAACCGGAGAATGCGTCAAGCTCCGGAAAACTGTCCTTTGCTGACCAGCAAAAGCTCGCTATCGAAACCGCTTGCCGCGATGGCGAGTTCCTGATTCGCAAACGCCTCGACGTGCCTAACAAGTTCGGTTTCGCGCTCCAGTTCATGGATGTGGCCTGGCTGGATGAAACATTCAACACGGTTCTATCGAACGGCCACCGGGTGTTGATGAGCGTTGAGCTCAATGACTTCGACAGACCGGTTGCCTACTGGCTGACGCGCCCAGCTTCGGATCTGCTTTATCCGGAATACGGGAAAATTGGTCAACGCACGCGAGTGCCCGCGGAAGAGATTTATCACCGCTTCATTGTCAGCGAGCACGAGACTCAAGCACGCGGAGTGCCACATGGACATGCAGTGTTGGAGATGCTGCATACCATTCATGGTTATGTCGATGGCGAGCTTTACAAAAATCGCGCAGCCGCCTGCGTGACTGACTACCTCATCCCACCCAAGAACGACGAATGGAATGATTTCTACGACGACGGGAAAGCGGCCACTGAAGAACAAGCGGCGCTCGGCTTTGCGCCAGGCGCATCGCGGGAACTTGAATCAGCTACGCAGCAGGTTTTGCCTCCCGGCTGGGAGATCAAGACTAACGATGTAAATCTACCCTCCGGCAATTTCGGGCCATTTATGGAGGGCGCACAACGTTATGTCGCAACCGGGCTGAACGTGCCGTACTTCCGGCTGGCCTCTGATCTCAAGGGTGTCAATTTCACCTCGAGCCGCGCTGGCGACAATGAAGCAAAGGTGATGTATCGCTACTTCCAGCGATGGTTGAAAGAGCAGCTTTGTATTCCTGTATTTTTCGACTGGGCCAAAGAGCAAATGCTTCGCAAGGCAGTGCCGATTCGCCAGATTGACTATGAACGTCTGGCGCCCAGCTACGATACTCCTGGCTGGGAGTCCGTTGACCCAGATACAGACGCAAGCGCTGCTGAGAAGGATATTGCAAATTGTCTCGACACGCGGACGCGTATTGCTGCTGAGCGCGGACGCGACTTTCGCAAGATAGTCAAGAAGCTCGCTGAAGAGGAAAAGCTGTTGGCAAAAGCCGAATTGAAACGCAGCACACCTAAAGGTAAATCTTCAGACGCACCGCAAGAGCGCGCAATGTATCGAGCATTTAGGCGCTGGCTAAGAGACAGCGGATCTGTAGAACCTACCGATTGAATTTTCTGGACGCCCAGACGCCCAGACTTCCGCCACCCTCTACATAACCTCAGTTTCCGCTTGTGTTAATTTCCCGCGCCAATGGAGAAAGCTGACTTTAGCGTTCTGATTAATAGGCCTCTGGAGCGAGCTTTCAAGCTAGCGAAGGACGTTATTGACGTCCCGGCTCGTACGGCCAGGCAGGTCGCCGTCACCTCTGACGATCCGATTCTGCACTGGGTAGGTGGCCGTGGGTTAGCTTATGTAATCCTGGACCACAAACCAAAGTCGATCAATCTCGAACGCATCAAAGCCAGTGCTCCGTTTATTGAAAATCATGATTACAGAATTCGGTTGGGACGGTTGAGCAAGCCGTCTACCGATGGCCACGTGCTGCGGATGGACATCCGCTTCAACAGCAGACCGTACTCCGACGAAATTTTTGGCGAGGTTTCTGAGGATCTCCAACACGGAGATTCACCTGGCACATCGACCGGTTTCGAGATCAATGCGATTGACGACAAGATCGAGGACTACATTGACGGCATTCCAGTAGTGAGAGCCACTTTGTGGACCCCTTTTGAGGTCTCGCTCGCTACGATGGAACGGGATCTGAAATGCGGCTTTGGCCGTTGCATCGGTGAAGATTGGAGCCCCGGCCCATCTGACAAGCCAACTGAATCCGGCCCGCCTGCCGAACGACCAACCCCAACTTCTGAAGTGAGGACAACGACTATGCCTGAATTAGAA